GACTTCGCCACGCTGTGCGACGAGTCGAACAACACGCCCGACCGGATCGACCGCAACGAGATGTACCTCGACGTCGCGATCAAGCCAGTCAAGGCGGCCGAGTTCATCTACATCCCAATCCGCGTGCTGGCAACCGGCGCGCAGATGCCGGGCTAACCAACGGGTGGTAGGGCCGCAAGGCCCTACCAACTGACATGAAAGATCTCATTGCCACGTTGTTTCACGCCAGAGATGCCGCTCACGAGCTGCACCTGAAGACTCGTTCCTTTGCCGCGCACCTCGCGCTTGGGGACCTGTACGATGGCATCGTCGCGCAAGTTGACGCCCTCGCCGAGACGTACCAAGGCAAGTACGGCCTGCTTGACCTGACGAGCGCCGCTGTCCAGCCCTTCAACCGCCAAGACGCGGTAACGTTCATTCGTGAGCTCGCCACTTTTGCTGAGGGTGCCAAGGCAAGCATCAACCCTGCTGACACCCACCTGTTGAACGACTGGGACACGCTGATCTCCCTGGTGTACAAGACGAAGTATAAGCTTGAGAACCTTGTGTGACCGGGACCGGAAATTAGGTTGACCCGATAAATAGAACGGTGTAAGACACGCTCTTGACACCACAGGCAAGTAAAAGGAGAAACAATGGCCACACTATCAAACATGGGTATCCCGGGCGCCGGCTTCGGCGTGCTGATGCCAAAGCTGAAGTACCGCTGGCAGGTGACCTTCGTTGGTCTGGCCCGCCTGGTACCAGGAGCGAGCTCACGTGAGATCACGCGTCAGGCGACAATGATGGACCGTCCGAACCTCGAATTTGAAGAGGTCACGATCCACCGCTACAACAGCGTCGCCTACGTCGCCGGTAAGCACACCTACCAGCCCGTTAACCTCACGATTGAGGATGACATCACGGGCCTGGCGTCGTACGCTGTGCAGGGCCAACTTGAAACGCAGAAGCGCCTCATCGGCGCGGATCTCCCAGGTCAGTGGTTGAACAGCGCCGCCACCGGCAGCGACTACAAGTTCGGCACTATCCTTGAGCAGCTTGACGGTAACGAGGCAGTCGTCGAGACGTGGAAGCTCGAGGGCTGCTACATCGCCTCCGCCAACTGGGGAGACCTAGACTACAGCGTGTCAGAGGCCGTCACAATTCAGCTGTCCATTCGCTTTGACCACGCCCGCCATGAGCTGACTGGTGCCGGCTACGGTACAGCGCTCAACGGCAACCTCTAATTAGGAGACAGTAACAATGGGAACCGAAATCAAAGACATGCTGGATGCCGTCATTGGCGTACGCAAGGACTGGAAAGAAGACTGGCGTGAAGATGCCCGCAGGGACTGGCGCCTTGACTTCAACGCCGCAGCCGGCGCGATCTGCACGGTGCTGCCTGCGGTAACTGGCAACGCATGGGTGGGTCAGGTCCTGTCGGCCACCACGGGTACCTGGACTGGAACAGGCCTCACCTACGCCCGCCAGTGGAGGCGCAATGGCACGCCGATCGCGGCCGCCACTGCCGCGACGTACACTCTGGTGCTCGCCGACCTCGGCGCCAGCATCACCTGCACGGTCACGGCCACCAACACTGACGGTTCAGTCAACGCCACGTCCAACGCCGTCGGCCCAGTGCTTGACGTCCCAGCCAACACTGTTGCCCCAACGATCACTGGCACGGCTCAAGAGGGTCAGACCCTCACGGCAGTCAATGGTACTTGGACGGGTGGCAGCATCGTCTACACGTACCAGTGGAACGCTGGTGTTGCAGGCGCTACGCCGATCAGCGGTGCCACGAGCGGCACATACCTGGTCACGGCCGGCGAAGTTGGCGACATCATCACTGTCGACGTCACGGCGACGAACGCCGCTGGCACCGACACGGTCACCACCGCCGCAACGGCGACGGTCATCGCGGCCTAATCAGCCTAACGCTCAGCAGAAAGGAAGCTTCGGCTTCCTTTCTTTTTGCTTGGGTACCTGATAAATAGGCAACGCGCACTTTAGGACGTCACGTGAGTCCAGACATCTCAGGCATCATCAAAAGCACCGGCGTCGCCCTCGAGCAGGAGGCGTTTCGCCAGTTCGGCGCCGCCGTCGGTGGCATGGCTTCCGCCGCGCTGGGCAGCATCTTCGGTAAGACGAACCCGCCAGGTGCCGGCCCTACTGACGCCACCACGGTTGTGGCGCAGCAGGAACCACAGATGCGGATCAGCGACACGACCCGCTACGCCGCGGCCCTCACTCAGGCCTTTCAGGTTGACTTTGACCCGAAGCTCAAGTTCCTGTTCAAGGTCAGCTTCACGTTCCACCCAGCGCTGAATGAGTACGTGCAGCAGTTCGGAACCAACATTACAACACGTGACTTCGAGGAAAACCTCACCTTCATGGTCACGCAGATCGACCGCCCGCAGGTCGATTTTGAGTACGATGAGGTAAACCTATACAACTACCGCACGCAGGTGCTCACGCGCATCAAGCACCGTGAGCTCAGCATGACGCTCACCGATGACGTTGGCAACCGCGCGCTTGACTTTGTCAACCTCTACCGGATGATTCACCAGCCAATCGCGAGGCCGGTGACAGACGCCGCTGTGCAGAACTTTGACAACGCCGGCATGGAATTTACCTCTCCGTTCGGTGGGATCGACAGCGGTGGGCTTCAGGCAATTCCTGCCAGCTCAAGCGGCGTCGCCAACCAGCCGCTCACCCGCATCCGCATCAGCCAGATCTTCGTTGAGCGCGGTTCATGGTACTCTGATCCTAAGGGCTGGGTCAAGGTGGTTCACTTTGACTTCGTCAACCCACGCATCACCAACATGAACTTAGATGACTTGGACTACGCCAGCGGCGGTGGTCCGAGCAACCTCTCGCTGTCATTCAACTTTGACGCGCTGCACATGTCGTACGCTAAGCAGGCGACGCTTGACAACACCGCTCCCGTGCTGCCAGGTAAAGACATCCTGTCAGAGGCCGGCAACTACGACTCATCCATTTATCGCAACGAGACGACCAGCCCTGGCGGGCAATCAATACTGGGGAATTTCGCGCAGAAGGCCGCGGAGATGATCGGCAACCAGGCCGTCCGCGCCGTCAACCAGTCAGTCTCAAACGCCCTGCTGAAGACGCTAGGCAAGACGCCAGGCGGTACCATCGTTGCCGGCGAGCTGTCGCGCGTCGGGCAGGGCCTGGCCTCGCAGGCGCAGAAGTCACTCTTCAGCGCCACGAAGAGTATCTTCAGCACTGGGGCGGTCTTCGGCACCGGCACCTCACCGACGGTGAAGGACTCGGGAACCGGCGGCTCAACGTCAGGTACCTTCCCATAAGCCATGGCAGCGCGCGGCCGGTTCCTACCTAAGTTCCCAGACAAATACCTGGGAGACCCCACGAAAATCTTCTTCAGGTCGGCGTGGGAGGTGCGCGCCATGAAGTTCTTTGACGCCTCTGCGGCGGTGCTCAAGTGGGGCAGTGAGGAGCTCAAGATCCCGTACCTGAAGCCAACCGACGCGCGGGTGCACTTCTACTACCCAGACTTCATCGTTGTGTACCGTGACAAGAACGGGGCGGTGCAGAAGGAGATCATCGAGATCAAGCCGCTGAAGGAATCGGTGCAGCGCGCCAACATGACTGACTACGACAAGCTCTCTCTGGTCATCAATGACGCGAAGTGGAAGGCCGCGGACCTTTTTGCCAGGCAGCACGGCATGAAGTTTCGTGTCATCACAGAGGCGAGCCTGTTCAAGCAGGCGCCGCCCAAACCTAGGAAGCCAAGGGCCAAGAAGGTATGAACAACAAGATCAAGATCGAGCACCCGCTGGAAGACGTGCTCAACATCGAGTCGGGCAGCTCAAGCATCGACATTGAGCAGCAATACGCCATGACCGATGAGGTACGCGCCTCCGTCGCGGAGGCCACTGAGAAGGACGAGGAGGACATAGTCATCGAGAAGAAGATCGATGACGTGTACGACGCTGCCATGGGCGCGTTCGAGAACCAGACCGCGTTGACCGAGATGGTTGAGCCGCGCTACGCCGCCCGCAACGCCGAGGTGGCCGCGAACTACCTGAACATCGCGCTGAACGCCGCGAACAGTCGGGCCAAGATCAAGATCGAGCGCAAGCGGGCGAGCACCTTCGTCCCGTTCGGAGGCGGCAACAAGACGACCAACAACTTGATCGTGGCCGACCGCAACGAGCTGCTGCGCATGATCCAGGTCGACGACAAGCCAGTGGAGAAGTAAATTGAAGGTACACGAGTTGCTGACTGAGAAGACCGTCATTGGCAAGAAGTGGAAGGTCAGTGAGGTTGATATCAAGCGCGGGATTGCCCTCCTGAATAACCACTGTCGCGCGTCACTTGCCGACATAGCTTCAGGAAACATCTTGTTTCGCGGCTTCTCAATGTCACCTGGCAAAGGGGTGTTCAAGCTTGACAGTACTCAGGCAATACGCACATCAAAGGACTCAACTAACCTTTATCAGCTAGCGATGGAGGTTTCAAGTAAGACGCGTGACTTCCCGTCACGGTCGCGATCATTTATTTGCTCTGGAGATGTGTTTAGTGCAAGTGGCTACAGTGACAGCGCCGGCGCCTTTGCCATGATTCCCTATGACGGCACGCCCGTGGTGGCTGGCACCAGCGATGATATCTTTCACGCTACAGTTAAGGGAAGCTTTGATATCAGTGACCTTGACAGCGCGATGGCTAACCTCTTGGATGAATTTGGCATCAACCCGGATAAGGCAGGCAAGTTCACCGACGTCAAGCGTATCAATTCCAAGCTAGCACCGCTACGCGCCGAGGCGATCCTCTATCACATGATGGAGCAGTTCAGTGACATTGGCAATCAGTACAAGGCAAGTGATCAGTATGACAAACTGACGTCATTCGGTGACATTTCTTACATCGCAGCCAGCAGCTCTAAGAAAGTTGACCTTCAAGTTGCGGCAGAGGCGGTTAGAAAGGTGTTGACGCCGCGTGGACAAGAACTGCTAAAGCGATTCAAGACAGAACCCAACAAGCGCTTCAATGCTATCGCTGACGTTTACATTGACCCACAGGTGCTTAAGTTGACGCTTCAGCAACCAGGATCGTTGAACCTCA